TTTGGAAATCTTTAAGGAAAGATTTTCCATCAAAATCAATATCCTATTACGTGTGTGGCGAATATGGCTCGAACAGACATCGACCGCACTATCATGCAATAATCTTTTTTAATCATCATGAAATATCACCCACTTACGCATTCAAAAAGCTCCACGAACACTGGTCGTATGGAGATATTCACGTCGGCAATGTTAGTGCTGAGTCTATTGCTTATACACTCAAATACATATCTAAAAAGCCCTAAGTCCCCCAATATCACGGCGACACGCGCACAAAGGAGTTTAGCCGTATGTCAAAAAAATTGGGTGCCGACTATCTTACACAAAATGCGATTAAATGGCACAAAAACGACTTACTCGAGCGTTGCTTCCTCCCAATGGGAGGCGGGGACAAATCCGTCCTCTCAAGGTACTATAAAGACAAAATTTACACTAAGGAAGAAAAGCAACTAATAGTAGAGTACATGCAACAAACTGCCACCGCTCGCACCGCAGGCAAAACGCTTGAACTCAGAAAAATCTCAGATAAACTTGTAAATCAGTAAAATTGTCACTACATCATCACTACATCATGTCACTATGTCACTACATCATCATTACATCATATGAATAAAAAATACACTAAACGGGTTAGATCCTTATTAGGTCATGACAAAAACACGCGCCGCCGCCGCCTGCGCCACCTCCGTAAACTTAGGGCCTGCAAAAAATTCACATGTTTAGCCTAGAAACACATAATCTATCCTAGCCCAGCGGCAATGAGCGCTTTAAAAAAAGGCCATTGTTGCTTGCAAATCTGAAAAAAATCCCTTTACATTTGACCTATGTCAACAATATCAACACATCTAAGGCCGCGAAGCTGGACGCCTCGCCCCTTGTCAAAAAAATCTCTCGTTATCCCTGACCAAACTTTATCACTTAAGGTTATGGTCCAAAAGTATGTTAGAGGGCTGCCAATCGCAGCCCCTCAATTAAACGGAATATCCACCGATGACGAGCTCGCAATCGACTTCAAATCGCTCGATTTAGCCGAACAAGAGGAACACATTTTAAGAGCTCAGGACGAATTAAAATCCTACGACGATAGGAAAACCCAAGAACTCGCAAAAAAGGCAGCAGAGGCCAAAAAAAGGGCCGAATCTGACCTAAAAGAACTTGAAGAGCTCCGCGAACTCAAGAAAAAAATCCGCAGTAATAACCCTTGATATATTACTGCTAATCGACCTAACCCTTATAAATACTGAGCAAAACAAGTGAGTAATAATAGGAGGCCAAACAAAGTGACGAACGACGATAAAAAACGAACGCGCAAGCGAAGAAAATAAGGGTGGTCAAAAACATTTTTTAAAACTAAAAAAATGATACAACAAAAACCAAACAAAAAACTAGTAAAAACATTACTAAGACGGCAACGCAAAGCGCGTTGCTGGCTAAATAAAAAGGAATTCAAATTTCCTGAATCAGATTCTATTGTAAAACTTAAATTAAACTCGCGTAAAAAGCGCAAACAATTATATGAATATTATGGAAGAGCAACCTCAACAAATCTTGCCTACTAGCTATATTTTATGGCTAACAATGCGTTCTCGTTTTATAGACGAAATCGCAAAACAAAATGCTGATATCCTAAACCAATGGTCCTACTTTGAAGCTCAAGAAATTAAACGTATCGAATCAGAAAGTGAGGCCCTAAATGGGTGATACTAAACTAACCGATTTCATCCCTGGAGTCGGTCCAATAATAGGCGGAGCTGTTGACTTATATTCAGGCTGGCGACAACGCAAACAAGCCGAAGAAATAAACGACAAAAATCTCGAGGAATCTCGAAGAGTTATGGCTCAACAACGTGAGTGGGCTCAGTCTGATTGGGACAAAGTCAACGCTTACAACTCTCCAACTCAACAAATGGAACGCTATAAAGAGGCTGGTTTAAATCCTAATCTTATTTATGGCAACGCGCAAAATTCTCCTTCGGCTATGGTAAAAAATACATCTCAAGGTCCTGCTCGTATGGAAGCCTCTGGAATCATCGAGGGAATAGGACATCAAGGCCAAGCCATATCTGGTGCAGTACAACAAGCCGCAAATCTCTACTTTGCTAATAAACAGCTTGAAAACGATACCAATCTCAAAAATGCCCAAATTCTCAATTTAGGCTCTCAATCAAGTAATACTCAATCTCAAACCGCCTTAATGAATGAACAATGGGAAGACCTTATAGAAAAATTGAAGTATGAAAATTCACTCACTTATAATAAAATTGGTGAGTCTGTCATCAAACAGACTAACTCTCCAACTCAAGAAAAGTGGAATGAAAAATATAATGCTCAACTTGATAGACTAAAAGGTTTAACTAAATTATCTGGTCAAGAGTCACAAATAAAACAAGCTGATATAGATATGATGAACAAACTTGCAGGTATTAAAAATGGCCCTCAATACATCATGGAATTAGCTAAAATTATTCTAGCACAAGCCGCCAAAAGCGCATTTAAATAACATGGGAAGACGTAACAAAAGCCGCCGCCGCTCTAGGAGCCGCCGCCGCAAAGTATCTAAAACATACACCGTTAAAAGAGGAGGCGTTAGACTATGAGTAACGCTCTTTTTAACTCTGTACAAATGCGCAAACCTATGCGCAGTACATTTGACCTCACCCATGATGTCAAATTCTCAACTAAATTCGGAGTTCTAACTCCTATCTGCGCCTTTGACTTATTGCCCTCAGACCGCATTAATCTTGGCTGTGACGCACTTATTAAACTCGCCCCTATACTGGCGCCAATTATGCACCGCGTCGACTTTACACAGCACTATTTTGTTGTTCCAACTCGTATAATGTGGGAAAATTGGGAAAAATTCATAGTTGACGAAAAGGACGAAAATGGAGACCCTTACATTCAACCTTATGTCACACTTAAACAAGGCGTAACCAATCCTGCTATTTTCAAATTATGTGACTATCTCGGTATTAGTGTCCCTGAATTACCAACTCAAACTGCTGAAGAGAAGGTTCTCGCCTATCCTTTCAAAGCGTTTCTAATGATATACAACGAGTATTATAGAGACCAAAACCTTATCGACGAAATAGAATGGAATCTAGTTGACGGAAACAATACGACCGAATTTGATGCAATATTCAGCGATAAAATCTTTTATCGTGCCTGGGAACACGACTATTTTACATCTTGTCTACCATTTGCACAAAAAGGATCTGCCGTCGACTTACCTCTTGGAAATGTTATTCTAGCTGATAACTTAGACGCAACTAACAATCCATTCTTTCAGAAAGCTGATGGAGGAGTTCTCCAGGGAAATGTCGACCAGCAACCAACGCCCGACATGGAAATTCAACTTGCCTCAGACCCTTCAGAACCTGCTTATCTCAATCCTGCTGGTTCTCTTGTGGTCGGCCCGACGACCATAAACGACTTACGTCGCGCTTACAGACTACAAGAATGGCTCGAAAAAAATGCACGTGGCGGTACTCGCTATTTTGAGTCTATTCTTGTTCATTTCAACTTAAAATCACCTGACGCCCGTATGCAACGCCCCGAATACATTACAGGCATTAAAAGCCCTGTTATCGTGTCAGAAGTGCTTAACACTACAGGCCCAACAGATTTCTCTGATAACGAAACGGGCAATGTAGAACAGACTGGAAGTCCTCAAGGCCCTAGAGCTGGACTAGCAACTGGCATGCATCAAGGTCGCGTTGGTAACTATCGCGCTCAAGAACATTCATGGGTAATTGGCATTTTCTCAATTATGCCTAAAACAGCCTATCAACAAGGTATAAATCGCATGTTTCAACGTGAGTCATTCCTTGATTACGCGTGGCCTACTTTCGCACAATTAGGCGAACAAGAGGTATATACCCGCGAAATATTTGCTTACCATGATGACAGCGTCGAATTGTTCGGATATATTCCTAGATATGCCGAATACAAATTCCTTAATTCACGCGTTGCTGGCGACTTCCGAACAACTCTAAAATATTGGCACTGCGGCCGTATATTTTCTGACCCTCCCCGTTTAAATCAAGACTTCATCGAAATGCGTCCAGAAGACGTATCACGCATTTTCGCTGTTGAAGATTCACCTACAGATAATGTATGGTGCCATATTCTTCACAAAATTCGCGGAAATCGCCCACTACCTTTCTTTGGAACACCTACAATTTAACAAAACAAGCCGCACACCTGGTGCGCGGCTTGTTAATTTAATTAACACCAGGTAAGTCATCCAGGTGTTAATATTATTAACAATCATCCCAGGGAACAATGCCACAATGTATAAACCAACAAATTTTCAACGACACGTTAG